GTTAATTCAACGGCGAGTAAATTAATTGGAGGTCGTGGCGGCGGTTTTGGCGATAGAGATAGAAGGTTTTTTGGTTTGGTTATTGTACAGGTTTTTACAAAATCAAATACTGGAATAACCAGAAACAATCAGCTTTGTCAGCGTGCGCTTGAAATTTTAAGTCAAGAAATAGATGGCGTTGAAATTAAAGAATGTTACCCAAAAGATGCCGGTGATGATGGCCTTGGCTTTTATCAGCAGCAAGTTGTAGCAGAATATCATTACGATTATATAGGTTAAGGAGCAAATTTTATGTCATCTACATCACGCGTTGCAATAAGATATACGCCAGAGTTGGTTAAAGGCACGACGCCATCAAGCCCGGCTTATCAAACTATTCGTCGCGTTGGCTTTCCTAACTTTGATTACAAGTCCTTAACGGTAGAGAGCGAAGAGGTTAGGTCTGACGGCCAGGTGTCTGACCGTATTCAGGTTGGTAAAGAGGCTTCTGGCGAGTTTGATTCTGAATTGTCCTTTGGCACCTACGATGAGCTTTTGGCTGGTGTTTTGCTAAGCTCATGGACGAATACGCCAACATTGGTTAACGTAACCGCTGATAGCGTTATCACTGGTGTTACCGATAGCTCTGACACTTATACCGTATCTTCTGGTGGCGCAGCTTTTAAAGCTGGTCATATATGTCGAGCAAGTGACTTTACCAATACAAACAATAATCGGGTATTTCGTGTTGCATCATCAACAGCAACAACTGTGGTTGGCTCCTCTTTAACTCTAACAGACGAGTCTGCCCCACCTGCTGGCGCGCGCTTACGCGTGGTTGGTTTTGAGGGCGCGAGTGGTGATATCAATGCCACATCAACTGGGCTTTCGTCTACCAGTCTTGATTTTACGACACTTGGCCTTGTAGCAGGCATGTGGGTAAAGATTGGTGGATCGGCAACGGCAAATAAGTTTGTTACGACCGGTAACTCTGGTTATGCAAGAATATCATCTATTGCAGCGAGAGCTATTAATTTTAGTGCATTGCCAACCGGTTGGTCATCTGAAACCGGAACGGGTTTAAAAATCCAAGTATGGTTTGGAGACTATGCCCGTAACGCAACAACGGTGACATCGTACACCTTTGAGCGTTCTTTTGAAGATCATTCGCCGGTAACTTATCAGTACTTCACCGGTATGGTGCCAAATGGATTTTCAATGGAGATTCCAATCGAGGAAAAGATCAAGTGCAAGTTTAACTTTCAGGGTATGGGTAGCGATATGACAAACACCCGCACCAGCGGCGCAACAACATTGTCGGCTACTACCACAAAAATCATGAACGGCTCTACAAACGTTGCTGTAATCATGATGGATAACGCAGCGGTTGGGTCTTTTGTGTCGATGATCCAGATTGATATCAATAACAATTTTAACCGTATCAACGCAGTTGGATACGACTATACCGTTGACTTTAGCGAGGGGGTTAAGCGCCCATACACTGGCAAAATCGGCGTGCATTTTAAAGATAAAACGCTTTACAGCAAGATGCTTTCAGACGCAGAAACCGCAATTTCATCAGCTGTAAAATCTGACGATGGGGTGATCTTATTTGACATGCCACGCGTTAAGTTTTCAGAGGCGCCAATGTCTGATAGCGATGGTAGCCTTGTGATCGAATACGCTTTCCAGGCTTTGCTACATGCAACGCTTGGTTATACGTTCCACGCTCAACGTTTTCACTATGTTGAGTAATTAAAAACCATCAGGAGGATAGAGGGATGGATTTATTTGCAAAATACGCTACTGACAAAAAGTTAGAACAAGAGGGGCTTAATTATGTCATTAACGACGGAGAAGAATCCTGTACACTTAGAATCGGAAGAGCAGGTGGTAGCAACCTGCGGTTTGCGACGCTTAGTCAGAAGCTTCTGGCTGAAGCTGAAAAAACTTACAGAAAAAAAGACTCAATCCCAGCATCAGTGATGCGTGAAATAACCATTCGTGTTTTTGCGGAAACAGTTCTGCTAGGTTGGGAAGGGATCACAGATCAAGATGGAAATGAAGTGCCTTATTCAAAAGAGGCTGCATTAAAATTCTTAAGATGCCAAGACATGCTTGAAGATGTCTCAAAAATCGCAGGTGACCGCGAATTTTTTTTGCTGAAACCAAAGAACGTTGTAACCGTTACGTCAGATGGTACTCAGAGTACGGAGGAGTCGGAAGAAGCTCAACAAGATCTGCTTTAGAAAAGTGGATGGCCGAGAATGGCGAGGATGATGAATCAATTGATGAGCCAGAGCTTAATGTAATTGAGCGCTGGTTTATTAAAGCATTCTTTGATTTGTGTCGCGATCGCCAGACCGGCATGAGTGTTGGTTTGATACCTTGGACTGCGATGAATGAATACGCAAGACGCTATGGTATCAACCAACACCCGATGATTATCGACGAAGAGTCACCCCCTATTGTAATCGGTGATTTTTTTGAAGTGATCAAGCACTTAGATAATGAAGACCTATCAAGAATCAATCAAAAGCAACAGAGGGCGTTAAAGCGTGGCTGATTTTAGTGCGTTACCTAAAGACATGGACAAGTTATCTGAGCGGGCTGTTAAGTCGGCTAATAGGTATCTGCGTGCCACTGCTCTTGAGGTGCACAGACAGCTTGTATTGCTAACCCCATTTGATACCGGTGCCGCAAGAACAAACTGGCAGGTATCAACTTCTGGCTTTGGAAGTGAAATTATAAAGAAAGATGATTACGATAAGTCTGGCAGCGCTGCAATATCATCGGCAAAGGCAGTTTTAAATGGCTCAGACGCTGGAGAGGTTTTTATATTCAACAACCTGCCATACGTTGAGGCGCTAAACAATGGGTCATCTGCTCAAAGAGCGGCCGGTTTTATTGAAAGTGGAATACAAGTGGGTGTTCTTAAAATTTCATCTGCTGCAGCAAGGGGTATTTTATGACAACAACAAACTATAATATCTACTTCAAGGCAGATGGTACAAGAGAAGTTCAGCAACAAATAAAAGGCGTTGGTGATTCTGCTTCTCAGGCATCAACAAAGATAGATAAAATGAAGAGCGCCTCAAGTCGACTTGCTGGCGCATTCAGTAGCCTAAAGAACGCTGCATTCTCGCTTCGTGGTGGCCTTGTGGCAATTGTTGGTGTGCTCGCACTAAAGGCATTTACAGAGCAAGAGCAGGCCATTATTCAGCTTGAGACTCGGATAAGATCAACCGGTGGTGCGGCTGGTTATACGGCACAGCAGTTGAGCTATATGGCTGGGGAGCTGCAAAAGACCACTGCTTATAGCGATGATGCCATCAACAAAATGCAGGGTAATTTGCTCGCATTCACCAACATTCGGGGTCAGGTTTTTGACAGAACTCAGAAAGCCGTATTAGATATGGCAACTGCAATGGATACTGACGCATCAAGCGCAGCCATGCAATTGGGCAAAGCATTAAACAACCCAGTTCAGGGCCTGTCAATGTTATCTCGCGCCGGGGTACAGTTTACGGATGCCCAGCAAGAAATGATAAATAAAATGGTTGCAACAGGTAATGTAATTGGCGCTCAGAATTTAATATTAGCCGAGGTTGAAAGAAAGTACGGTGGTTCTGCAATAGCTGCCGCGCAAGGGCTTGGTGGTGCATTCGCGCAGTTAAAGAATCAGGCTGGAGAGCTACTCGAAACTCTTGGTGGTCTTGGTAGTGGCGGCTCTGGTGGGTGGCTTGAGGGTCTTATAAGGGGGGTTTCTGAAGTTTTACCAAGGGTTGCTGATATTTTTACCAACACATTCAGTCGCATAAGTGAACTTTTTGTAGCCTTAAGAGAACTTTTTAGCGACGATTTTATTGCCCGATTTGCTCAAGGCGCCTCAATATCGTTGCAGTATCTTGGTAATGCATTTGACTTGGTTTTTGGGGTTGCAAGAATAGCAATATACGGTATTGCTGCAATGGTTAAAACACTCGGCCCACATATTCAGATACTTATGAACGACATTATAACTTTTGGTGAAAATGCTGGAGCGACTGTTCTTAACGCTGCAGGACTTATTGCCCAAGGAATTGCTGGTATTTTTCAAAACGCTATTGATCTTATTAATTCAATGATAAAAACAACGGCAAACGCTTTGCCCGATGGATATGGTTTTGCAGATACCAAAAAAAGCCTTAACGAGGCTTCAGATTGGCTTACTAAAAATGCAAATATTGAGCAGAAAGTTGTAGATATACGAAACATTGGAAATAATGCCATATTAAACTCAATAGCTTTGAGAGAAAAGGAAAATGATGCACTTAAAGCTCAGATCAGCGCAACAGAAAGTTACTATGGCGCTAAAATCTCTGGAACATTTGATCAAACGGTAAGCCGTATCAACAATGATAGTTTGATCAGTGATAAAAAAGTATCAGCTCAGCCTGCAGTTGATCTAAAGCCAAACCAAGTAGCAATATCAAAGCCTTACGAGCTTGATATTAAAACTGACAAGGCGAAAGATAAAGTTTTTGATATGAAAAAGCATTTGAATGATGTTAGCGGTCAATTACAAAGCGGCTTCGGAAATGTCTTTTCGTCGATAGCCACAGGTGCTCAGACCGCTGGTGATGCGTTTAAAAGCATGGCGTCATCAATGTTGGCTAGCATGGCTCAAATTGCTGCACAGGAGAGCTTTAAATCGATATTTAGTGGAATATCCAGTAGTTTTAGCGCTGGAGCTGGTGGGGCAGCGGCTAGTGGAGGGGGTGGGGTTTTTAGCAGCATGTTTGGTGCCGCCACCGGTGGTAAGTTTACAGTTGGAGATCGCTACGATACCCAGTTAAAGGCTTTTGCTACTGGAGGTGGTTTTAATGTCGGTGGCCGTGGCGGTGTTGATAATAACATCGTTGCCTTTAGAGCATCGCGCGGTGAGCAAGTAACAATATCAACTCCGGCTCAGCAATCATCTAGTGGTTCTGGTGGTGTCAGTATCGTAAACAATATCAGCGTTTCCGTTGACGGTAACGGCAAAGATGGTAAAGAAATTGGCAATGGTATTGGCGAAAAGTTATCCAAAGAAATGCGCATGCTTATTAAAGATCAGATAGGCAAAGAGATGTTTAGCGGCGGTTTAATCAGAGAAGGGATGAAAAGATAATGGCTACATTCCCAACTTTAAGCAGAAAGCCAAGCGCGGCAGCTGGTGAAATGGTTGCAAAGGGTGCAATAGAAGCTAAGTTTGGCAGCGGATATACTCAACGCGCCTATGATGGGATCAATTCCGTAAAGGAGAATTTTAGCGTTGCTTTCACAGACATCACGCAAACAGAATTTGAAACAGTTAGAAGTTTTTTAATAACTAAGATTGGCGTAACACCATTTGATTTTGTACACCCAACACTAGGGGTAACCTACAGCGTAGTATGCAAAAAATTTACGAACACCCCTAAGGGTAAGTTTTACGACATAAACCTAGATTTTGAGCAGGACTGATATGACAAGCGCGCTGCCAGACATCAGACAACTTGACGCCGGTACGATGGTAAGGCTTTACCAGGTTGACTTGACTGCGCTTAATGATGGCGTACCGTTGATTGCTTACCTTTGCAACTACCAAAATACAGACCGTTCAAGTGTATCTTTTGGAGGTCATGAGTACACACCAATAGCATGTATTGAGGATGGGTTTGAGTGGAGCAACCAGGGTACTCAGCCTACCCCAAGCTTTACCGTATCGAATATCAACTCGTTTATGACTCCACTCATGTTTCAGTACAATGACCTTCTTGGTGCTAAATTTACCAGAATACTAACCTTTGAAAAATATCTTGATGGGCGCCCGCAAGCTGATTCGAGTGCAAAGTTTCAAGAGTCATTTTTGATTGACCGTAAAGCCGCTCACACAAATGTCAGCATCGTTTTTGAGTTAAAAACAAATCTTGAATACGGTCAAATTAAACTGCCAAAGGACCAGGTTTTAAGGTCTTGCAGCCATACCTATCGACGATGGAATGGGTCGTCATTTAACTACACAGGCATTACTTGTGACTACACAGGACCAGCATGTTTTACAAAAAACACGATACCGACAAATGCCGCAAACGATAATTGTGGTAAGCAGCTAAAAGATTGCAAAGCTAGATTTGGCGATAATGCCGAATTGCCATTTGGGGGGTTTCCAAATGTTAAGCGAACATAGTATTTCAAGTATTGGCGAACACGCAAAACAAGAACACCCAAAAGAATGTTGCGGATTTGTGCTTAAAGATGGTACGTATTTACCATTAAAAAATGTGCACGATATCCCTGAGCATAATTTTTCGATTAGGAATGTAGATTATATCAATCATCACAAAGAGATTGCCTACGTTGCCCACTCACATACCAATGGAGACCCCACTCCGTCTTTTATGGATATGTGCATGCAGATCTCATCCTCTCTGCCGTGGGTAATTGTGGGCACCACTGGTGAGCACGTCACTAAGCATATTATTTTTGGTGATTGTATTATTAGGAAATCGGTAATTGGATTAAATTTTATTCACGGCGTTAATGATTGTTACTCACTTATAAGAAACTGGTATTTTCTTAATAGAAATACTCTTCTGCCAGATTTTCCAAGGTCTCCTTGCTGGTGGGAGAATCAAGAAAAAAGCATGTACCTTGATAATTTTGGTGAGGCTGGGTTTGTAAGCAAGAAATTTACATCAGTAAATGATTTATTTCCTGGTGACATAATCTTAATCCGTATTGGTAAAACAAAGACTTTAAATCATGCTGGCGTGTATGTAGGCGAAGGCGGATTGCTTGCTCACCACATGTCAAATAAATATTCAATGAAAGAGCCAATATACAAATACTTAGACTATATAGAGAGGGTTTTAAGCTATGACCAAACAAGTGATATTGCACGGCGAAATGCGGAACAAGTTCGGCGAGCAATTCTCATTTGATGGTAAATCACCTCAAATGCTTTTTTCCGCAATGATTAATCAGCTTCCTGGTTTTAGAAAATACATAGCTGACAAACATTTCGCAATACACCTTGACGATGAAAATATTGTTGAAAATCAGCTTGGTATGATTAAAGATTTTGAGGTTATGCATGTTGCTCCCGTTATTGCAGGGTCCGGTAACTCGTGGCTTAGCATTATTGCAGGCGCTGCAATTATTACTGCTGCCGTTATTACACAACAATGGTGGGCTGTTGGCCTAGGTGCTAGCCTTTTGCTTGGTGGGGTAGCTCAGATGCTATCTCCAACGCCTTCGACCAATGGTTATGAAGAGGTTGATGCAAGGCAGTCATTTGGTTTTGATGGTGCGCGAAATGTTGCTAATACTGGAATACCTGTTCCTTTGCTTTATGGTCGTATGAGGGTTGGCTCTGTTGTGGTATCTCAGCAGCTGGAGGTTAATGACATTCCTATTGTTAAACCAGCACAAACAGTACAAAGTCGTTTTAGGTTTGGCTGATATGAAAGATAATATTTTGCACGGCTCCGGTGGAGGAGGTGGCGGAAAGGGTGGCGGTAGTAGCAAAACCCCCGTTGAGGCCCCAAATACTTTGCAATCAAAAACCATTGTAAAGTTTATTGACCTAATTGGTTCAGGAGAGATCAGAGGTTTAGTAGATGGTGATAAATCAGTTTACTTAAACGATACTCCTTTGCAAAACTCTGACGGCACTTATAACTTTAAAGGTATCAGCTATGCTTTTAGAGCTGGAACACCATCTCAATCTTACGTATCTGGCTTTGAGGCGGCAGCAACCGAAGTGTCGGTATCCGCTAAAGTGACAAAGCTTGTGCCAATTACCCGGACAATCAGCAATGAAAATGTTAATAGGGTTAACGTAAAAATTAGGATACCCGCGCTTAACTCCATTGAAATCAGTACAGGAAACACAAACGGGACAACCGTTGCTTTTCAGATAAAAATAAACGGAGTTGTTAGGGTTAATGCCAACATTACCGATAAATGTACATCACCCTATGATCGAGGATACGATATTGACATTGGAAGAGAGTCATATCCTGTAAATATACAAGTCGTTAGGCTTACTGATGATAGTCAATCCCAAAGGCTTAGTAATGACACGGTTTGGTTATCTTACTCAGAGATTATTGATGAGCGATTAACATACCCTGGATACGCTTACTTTGCCATAAACATCGATGCGCAAAACTTTGGTAATCAAATGCCTGAACGTGCATATGATTGTTACGGTAGGATTATACAGATACCAGCCAATTACAATCCTATTGCAAGATCATATAGTGGCATGTGGGATGGTAACTTCCAACTTGGGTGGACTGATAACCCAGCGTGGGTCTTATACGACCTCCTCACCAACAAGAAATATGGTCTTGGCACTATTATAGACTCTGATATCATTGACAAATACACTCTATACTCTATGGCTCAGTATTGCGATGCTTTAGTACCTGACGGTATTGGTGGGTACGAACCAAGATATAGGTTTAACGCTTACATTAATCAGTCACAAGCAGCAACTGACTTGATCGCTAGCGTAATGTCATGCATGCGTGGCAATTTTTATCCTACTAATGGAATGATTAGCTTTACCATGGATCGCTCAGGCGAAGCTGTGAAACTTGTCAATAAAGCCAATGTAATCGATGGCAAGTTTACCTACTCTTCTGCATCAGCATCGCAGCGCGTCAGCGTTGTTGTAGTCACCTTTAATGACCCAGAAGACTCTTTCCGCCAAGCCCAAGAAGTAGTTGAAGATATGGATCTAATCATGGAGATTGGAGACCGTAGGGCTGATATTGTAGCGCCTGGATGCACATCAAGGGGGCAGGCACATAGATTTGGCAAGTGGTATCTTGAAACTCAGTCAAGACCAACTCAAATGCTATCATACAAAACAGGACTTGATCATGCAGACTTAAGACCTGGTGACATTATAGATCTTCATGACGATGATATTGCCGGTAAATCGCTTGGCGGTCGCTTGCTTGGTATATCTGGTACAACATTGACACTTGACCGCCAGGTACAAATTGAGTCTGGAAAAACATACACAGCAATGATTGTTGCAATCGATGGAACAATTGAAAAAAGAACGATTACGACCGGAGCATCAACAACAGATACAGTAACAGTTAGCACTGGATTCTCAGCGACGATTGATAAAATGGCGATTTTTATCATCAAGGTAAGCGATCTTGAGCCAAGAAAATTCCGTGTAATTAAGGTGGCTCAGGGCGATAGCCCGCTTGATTATACGATCGACGCAATGCTATATGATTCAACAAAGTACGATCGAATAGAACTTGGCATAAACTTATCACCACCTCAAACCTCTATTTATGGTGATTTCTTTTCGTCGAGCCCTCAAAACTTAACTGTAAAAAACACTGTTGCCATTATCGAGCGGCAGGCATTAAATCAAATTGATGTTACTTGGTTGCAGATGAGGGGGGCGCTGTACTACGAATATCAATGGCGTATCAATTCGGGAACCTACACTCCAGAGGCAAAGGCAAGTTTTGAAAGCTTTAACTTTTATGGGGCAGATGGTACATACGATTTTTTGGTTCGCGCTGTTGATGTACTTGGCCGCAAGTCTCAGTGGGCTTACGCGACCAGAATAATCGACAAGTCTGGCCAATTAATACCGAATATTTCGAACTTTGTAACAACCCGTGAGGGCAATATTGTTTTATTGCAGTGGGACAGAATTAGGAGCGAGCTCGTTGATTTTTACGAGATCAGAAAAGGGGAATCTTGGAATATATCTCAGGTTGTTGCCACTACGACAAACACGCAGCTTTCCGTTAGCGATCCCAAAGCGGCCACTTATTTGATTAAAGCGCATAGTTATTATGGCGATTACTCGGAAACCGAAGCGGTAGCTCAGGTATTTTCATCGGCGATAGAGAATGTGGTTGTAAGCAGAAGCGAAGCTGATAATAACTGGAATGGCATTATGAGCAACTTTTACGAAGAAGGTAATAAGTTGTATTTATACGTCGATACCATTGTCAATGACATCGCTGAGCTAACCGCTGAAGAAATCGCTGAATACACCGGTGAAACTCTTTACATTCCGGCCGGAATAGACCCTTATGTCGTCGCTTATTACGAGACACCATCAATTGATCTTGGTAGGCAATTTAATAGCCGTTATTCATTGATCGCAGATTTTGAGGCCGTTAACGATCAAACCGTGGATCAGTTTTGTAACGTATACGATACCGTCGATGACATCCCTATATCAAGCATTGCCGGGGGCGATCCAAACGCTATTTCATTGCTCACTCAAATATCGATAAGCGATGATGGTGTAAACTGGTCCGAATGGGCTGACTATTCCGGTGGATTTTACAACACCCAGTATTTTAAGTTGCGAATAAAAGTATCTCGCACTGACATTGGTGTTTTACCAGTAATCAATGATGTGAACATATCGGTAGACGTTCCAGATGTAAGCGAAACTCGTAACGACGAACCAGTGCCAATTGATGGCTTAACGTTCTATTACGAAAAAACATATACGGTTACACCCACTGTTACTGTAGCTATACAAAATGGAGCAATAGGGGACAACTATACAAAAGTTTCAACGCTTACGAATACAGTATTTAAGATTTACGACGCATCTGGTGTTGCGAAAGAAGGCTTAATTGATATCAACATAAAAGGTTACTAAGGAGGATAAGGATTATGTCACAAACATGGAAAACCTCGTACGCGGGTACGGTAAAAAATAGGGTGCTATTGCAGGGGTATAATGATGCGCTTGACGCATTAAGGAGTCTTCACTCTGGAGCATCTGAGCCAGAATCAATGATCGCTTATATGCTATGGGCAGACACAACAAGCGGCCTTTTAAAGCAGCGTAACGCAAGTAACAACGGATGGCTAATAAAAGGATCTTTAACAAGTGACGATCCATATAACGAAAACTTACTAATTAATGGTGGTTTTGATGTTTGGCAGCGCGGCAGCAGCTTCACGATTAATTCATCTAATTCTGGTATTTTTACCGCAGATAGATTTCGCGCTTGGTTTGGGGGAGCTCCAGGTGATTCTGTTGCAACGGTATCTAGGGAATCATTTGTAGCTGGAGATACAAGCTCAAATGGATGTAGTCATTTTTTAAGGGTATCAAAATCATTTAACAATAATGAATTTTCAATCGAACAATCAATTGAAAATATTGCAAAGTACAGCTCTAAAAAAGTTACTATAGGTTTTGATGTAAAAGCTAATTCAAATATATCTAATGCGATAAAAATTAAAGTTTTCCAGGTTTTTGGAACTGGCGGAAGCGCTACGGTTCCGATTTCAAGTTCAAATTTTGATGTATCAACATCCATTGAAAGAAAGTTTGCAACATTAACTTTGCCGTCCATATCGGGCAAAACAATAGGATCTGGTTCGTGCTTTGTAGTATCTATCCAGATCGAAAGTACAGCAACCGGAAACTTTGATATTAGTTGTATAAAAATTGAAGATGGAGAAATTGCAACAAAATTTATTGCAGAGCCTATTGATGAGACTATTGCAAAATGCCAAAGATATTATCAAAAATCATACAGAAATGATGTCGCACCTGGTTCTGTAAGCGTTGATACGGGACACCCAAATGTTTTGGCATTAGGCTCTAATAGATTAAATGGTGTTGATTTATGTGTCAGGATGAGAGCGACTCCGACAATAACTTTTTATAAACCATCAAGTGGGGAAATTGGCAAAGCTGAAACTTCAGCTGAGACTGGTACTTTTGAAGTAACGAGCGTTGAGGCATCTGAAAGCAGAATAGCGGTGGTTTGGGTTGGGGCTGGAGGATTAATTCAGGGGCAAGATTATCAGTATCATTATACAGCTAGCGCTGAATTATAATTAAATTTAAGGAGACTTTAATATGTACAAATTATTAAAAAATGGTTATGTCAGCAAAGACGGCGAATTTATTCCAAATGATGTCAATAATTCAAAATGGCAGGAATATTTAAGCTGGGTTGATGCTGGCAATACACCGGAGCCTGTTGATATTGATATCAGAAGATCATCGGTAAAGTTTAGCGCTAGATCATATCGAGACTTAAAGGT